AATGAACCTATGTTTTGCTTGGCTGATGTATGCAAGGCATTGGAAATATCAAATGTAGGAAATGTTAAGCAGAGGTTATCTGAAAAGGGTATCCATACTGCGGACACCCTTACAAAAGGTGGAATGCAGAAAATGACATTTATTAGTGAAGCTAATCTTTACAAGACAATCTTTCAGAGCCGTAAAGAAAGTGCGGAAAGATTTACAGAATGGGTTACATCAGAGGTTCTTCCATCAATCAGAAAGACAGGAAGTTACAGTAAGCCTTTGACAACATCTGAACAGATTAGATTATTGGCACAGGGCAACACAGAACTCACAGAGAGAGTTGATAAGGTTGAAGATAAGATAATCAGTATCGAAGAAGAAACTCCACTTTACGGCTGTGAGATTGAAGAAGTGCAGAAACATGTTAGAAAGAAAGGAATTGAAGTACTTGGCGGGAAGGACAGCAATGCGTACAAAGACGGTGGTATTCGCGGTTCAGTATATTCTGATATATACAAGCAGTTAAAACGCGAATTCGGGTGCGTGGCGACATACAAGAGTATCAAAAGAAAATACTTGGCTGATGTACATGAATTCATCGACACCTATTTGTTGCCAATAGCACTTGCCGAGGTGGTACATGATACAAACATGTAGGAGAAGATATGAAAGAAAAGATAATTAACATATCCGCAACACTGGCAGGAATCAGCCTTATAGCATTGATTCTAAGACCAGTACAACCGCAAGCTAAGATTAATCATCAGAGTGCAGTGTTAAGTGAATGCTACAACTCACATGTTGATTATAAGGTTGAAACTGGAGAGATAAGTGTTGATGAATATGAGTTGTCGCTTATGGCACATTTACTGATGGGTGAATGCGGAGCGACATGCAACGATGATGAAATGCTATATCTTGCAGGAGCTGTTGTTTTGAATCGGGTACAAAGTGAGTATTTCCCTAACAGCATTGAAGAAGTTATCTATCAGCCAGGGCAATATCAATGCACAGAACTTATAAACAGTGGATTCTATAAAGAGCCAACAGAAAGGTGTTGGAGAATAGCAGAAGAATTATTAATAAGCGGATATGACATACCCAGCAATGTGTTGTATCAAGCTGAATTTAAACAAGGTAGTGGCGTTTATAAGAAAGTGCAGAACATGTACTTTTGCTACAAGTAAGGAGTGTTTATGGAAGCAAAGATAAGAGAAGAAATGTTCAACTTAGGCATTCTTTCCAATAAAAAGGGTTACATCTACATAATTGGAGCTGTTAAACGATTTGGGAATTTTACATCAATGGAAAATATTTATAACAGTATTGCCAAGGCTACAAATAGGTCACCAGCATCTATTGAAAGGTCAATCAGAACAGCCATTAAATCGGCTGATCATGACCTATCAGCATGGAAGAATTATGACTGTCTCACAACGAGAGGATTTATTACAACAATGTATTACAGATGTAAGGAGAATGCCAATGAGTAACATAAAAAGAATAATAAAACTGAATAGAAACAGACAGAGAGCTATAAGGGAAAAGGATTTCAGAAAGTTCTATACTTTCAGCTGCAAAATCCATCTGATTGAAAGAATGGATAAAGTACCAATAGGAAGTTACATATTAAAGTAAGGAGAGAAAGAAATGGAAAATGCAATTAATAACAACAATATCACATTAATAGGAGTAGTCGAGAAAGAAGCAGAATACTCACATGAAGTATTCGGCGAGGGATACTACATATTTATGCTCAAGTGTTTAAGAACAAGTGGCAACGAAGATGTGTTACCAGTGATAATATCAGATAGACTTACTGATATTAGAGAAATCAAAGTAGGACAGGCTGTCGCGGTTTTAGGACAGATAAGAAGCTTCAATAAGCATACTGACAATATGAAGAGCAAGCTGATTTTAACAGTTTTCGCAAGAGAATTTGAAGTGCTGACACATGATTCAGAAGAATTACCATTTGAAGATAATACCAATATGGTTATACTTGACGCTTATATCTGTAAGCCGCCTATATACAGATGTACTCCAAAGGGCAGAGAGATTGCAGATATCTTAGTAGCGGTAAACAGACCATATAGCAAGTCAGATTACATACCATGTATAGCATGGGGAAGAAATGCAAGATTTGTAGGCGGACTTGAAACAGGGGAGCATATCCAGATTCAGGGTAGATTCCAGAGCAGGGAATACGCTAAGAAGATAAGCGACAATGAAGTTGAAACAAGAACTGCTTATGAAGTATCGGTGAGCAAGATTGATTATGCAGAGGAGGGTGAAGCTGATGTGTAGTGATATTACAGTTAGAGAGTTAGCAAGTATGGCTCTTGATGAATATGCGATGTGCCAGATATGGACACCGCAACACGGAACAGTATTTAACGGTTCGTTTGAAGAAGCTAAGTATTCAGCCTATGCGGATAGGGAAATTGATAACTTCCAAGTTGAAGATGGCGTATTTGTTATGAATATTTAATAAGGAAAGGATATTGTTTATGAAAACATTTTTAAAAAAAGCGGTTTTAGAGAATTTTATGTGTTACGCAAGCAGAACATTTGATTTTTACGACATAACAAAGATTATGGCTGAGAATGGCGTAGGTAAATCAACTATTGCCACAGCGTATCTGTGGTGCTTGTTTAACTGTGATTATGAGTTAAAGGATAATCCGGTTGTCAGACGAGAGATTGACGGAAAATCTGTTGATGATATGGATACAAGTGTTGAACTTACACTTGATGTTGATGGAAAAGAAATAACTATGAAGAAAGTACAGAAACGTACTTATAGCAAGGATGGCAGCAGTTACAAGGATGATAACGCATACTTTGTCAATGACGTTCGTAAGAATTTAAAGGACTTCAACGCATATCTTGACATTGATATGAATGTGTTTAAGATGTGCAGCAACATCAATGCATTTCTAAATCAGAAGCCGGCTGAAATGAGGGAATATCTGTTCAGTCTTGTTGAGAATGTAACAGACCTTGATATAGCACGTTCTAAGGCTGAATTAGCAGAGTTAGCACCACTGTTAGAGAAATACACAACGGAAGAACTAACTGCTATGAACAAGGCTACAAAGACTAAAATTACTAAAGATTTACCTATTCTTGATGGACAGATTAAGGAAAAAGAAAGAGATATTCAGATTAAGCAGGACATTAATACATCTGACCTTGAATTGCAGAAGAACAGCATTAAAGAACAGATTGCTGATTGCGTGGCAAAACAGACTGATAACGACAAGCTGTTAGCTGAATACGATAAGGCTAGTGCAGATATTCTTGATTTGAAATTCAAACAGGGAGATTTATCACGCAAGGCTAACGAGGAAAATATCAAGGTTAGGAGAGATATTGAGGATAAGATTGCCGACAAGAAGTTTCTTGTTAAACAGACAGAAAAGACTATTGCCGATACCGAAAGCTGTATTGCCAGTTCAGAAAAGACCATTGAGAGCATTAAGGCTTACTTACAGACAGAGCGTGATAAGTGGAAAGAAGAAAATGAACGTAAGTTTGATGATTCAAGCCTTATCTGTCCTTATTGCGGTAATGAATATAAGGAAGATAAGAAAGAACAGTTAAAGGCTGATTTTGCAAAGCATAAGGCTGATAACTTAAAGACAATTACTGACAATGGCAATATGTACAAGGAAAGACTTGATAAGGAAAAAACTACGCTTGAAAGCCTTAAAGCAGGGTTGCCAAAGCACAAGGAAAGCCTTGAAATGCTGAATACTGCCATTGCAGACCTTGAAAAGCAGTTATCCGAACTTCCGCAGGAAATTGATGTGACAGCCACAGAGGAATACAAGGCGCTTGAAAAGCAGATAGCTGAAAAAGAACAGGCTATGCACAAGGCTAATGATGTTTCAGCGGTTAAGGCTGAATTAAAGGCACAGGAAAATGATTTAAGGCAGCAGTTAGCAGAAGTTGAACAGAAGATAGCTGAAAGCAACACAGAGAAAGACGAACAGCGACTTGAAGAATTGAGGGCAGAACAGCGTACACAGGAACAGAATAAGGCTAATGCTGAAAAAATCCTTGATTTGCTTGATGAACTGGATAAGGCAAAGAATGAAACATTGTCTGACAGTATTAACAGCCATTTTTCGCTTGTTAAGTGGAAGCTGTTTGAACTGAATAAGTCTGGTGGTTACAAGTCAGTTTGTATACCTACAGTTAATGGAAAGTCAATTCTTACAACTATGAGCAATAAGGGCAACAGGATTCTTGGCAGAGTTGATATTTGCAATTCTATTCAGAAGATTAGTGGTATGTCAGTGCCTATTGTCTTAGACGATAGCGAGAGCCTTGACAGCACTAATCAGAAGAAAGTTGCTGATATGGTCGATAGTCAGTTGATTATGCTGATTGTCAATGATAGCGAGAAATTAGAGATTGTGGAGGGATAATATGCAGGGCGGAGACACATATGTACTTACAGTAAGCGATGAAGAAGCAGAAGTTATCAAACAGTTTGTATCAGCAATGGAGAAAGTTACTATTGGCGTAGATAATGATGATATTTGGGATATTATGGAAACCATCGCAAACAAACGGACTTCTGGTAGCGTAACAGGCATAATGATTATGTATGAAGAAAGTGAGGAATAATTATGGCATATAAAGCATTTAACCCAGATTTTACTTGCAAAGGTAAGCAGTACGAAGAGAACACAACATATGAAGAAAATGGAAATGAGATATGCGAAGCTGGTGTTATGCATTATTGTGAAAATCCATTTGATGTACTGGACTATTACCCTCTTGTGAATGAGAATGGCGAGATTTCAGAATTTGCAGAAGTTGAGCCGCTAGGAAAAGTTTTTAAAAGAGAAAACAAATGTGCAACTAATAAGCTTCACATTAAAGCCAAGTTGGGCTTAAAAGGTTTTATTAAGGCTTGCATAGATTTTACTCTGGAGAAAACGAAGATTGAGGAAATTGAAGATGGCATAGAAAATGACAATGGCAATAATTCCGCACAGATAGGTTCAAGCGGAAATTCCGCAAAGATAGGTTCAAGCGGAAATTACGCACAGATAGGTTCAAGCGGAGATTGCGCAAAGATAGGTTCAAGCGGAAATTACGCACAGATAGGTTCAAGTGGAGATTCCGCACAGATAGGTTCAAGCGGAAATTACGCAAAGATAACATCCAAGGGTAAACATTCAGTTGTTATGGCAGCAGGGTATCAGTCGCAGGCAAAAGCTAAAAAAGGTAGCTGGATAACACTTGCTGAATGGGTAAGAACGGATGATGAAGATAAAAAAGGCTTCTGCATTTGGATTCCTAAATGCGTTAAGACCGAATACGTTGACGGAGAGCGTATCAAGGAAGATACATTCTATAAACTGGTAGATGGCGAATTTAAAGAAGTGGAGGAAAACTAATTATGGCAGAAACAACAGCAGTGGCAGAAAAGAAAGCATTTACAACATCATTAAGTGAATGGAGTAATGCTATGACAGGTCTTATTATTGACGATTATAAGGCTTGCGGAATGGATATGGACGATTACGCTAAAGAGTGTGCTATGGAAGCCATGACAAGCATTTTTAACCTTGTTAAGAGCAATCCTAAGGTTAATATGTGTAGCCTTGATACAAGCAATTTGAGAGGCATTGTTAAGCGTTGCGCAAGCCTTAAACTTAACGCAAGCGCATATCCGAGAGAATGTTATTTTCAGTTGAGGAATGTGAACATCGGAAAAGATGCCGACGGAAAAGAAATTTGGCAGCAGCAGGTCGAAATGGGCATTGAGGGAAGCGGTTACGACTCTTTGCTTGCCAACTATGGAAAAGATGTTAAACAGGTATATCCATATTGGGTAATTAAAGAGGGCGACAAGTACATACCGCCTAAGCATAAAGGACTTACAGTTACGGAGCCAGAGTGGGAAGAAAACGGATTATCTGACAAGGCGGTAAGGGTTGTATATCCTGTTAAGTTGTTAGATGGAACAGTAACATATCTTTCTGCTGATAGAGACAGCGTTAAGGTAAACCTCTTATCTCACGTAAAGCAGAATATGTTGAATGCTACATTTGGAATTATTACAGGTACTAAAAAACAGTATGGGAAAGAAGTTGCAAGAACTAGATATGATGCAACGCCGGAAGAAAAGGCAAAAATTAAAGAGAAAAAGGAAGAAGTTCTCAATTCCTTAAGAGCGTGCAAGACAGTAGATGAAATGCTTGAATGTGAGCTTGCTAGACCGTTCATCAGCGATGCTTGGCTTGACACGCCAGAGAGCATGATTCAAAGAAAAATGTGCAACAACGCTACAAGAAAATACCCTAAGAACTATGACCCTATGGCAAGACAGGCACAGATTGAAATGGATGAGGTATATCAAGTTGCACAGGCTGAAATTGCTGAAAATGCTAATACTGTTGAATTTATAGAAGATAAGGCAGATGCAGTTGACACCACGGCAACAGAAGCAACCGAAGAACAGACAGAAGGCAGCACATTGCCGCCATTTATGCAGGAGTAAGCCTATGAAATCATCAAGTTTAGAACAAATGATGGCTGATATGAATAATGGCACTTATGACCTGACTTGTAACGGAGAATGTACTCAATGCGGTAATTGTTGCAGTAACATACTTCCTATGACGGAAGATGAAATTACAACAATTCACAAGTACATTAAAAACATCATATTAAGGAACACAGACATAATTATCCGACAGCTACACCAACAATGGATATGACTTGTCCGTTTCTTAATGATGATAAGTCAAAGGAAAAATGCGAGGTTTATTCAGTTAGACCAAGGATTTGCAGAGAGTTTATTTGTTGTCCAAGCAAGAGACCACCTATTAACGATTTGAGCTACAAACTTAAATGCAGGGTGGTTGATGTTAGAAAGGAGTTCTATGAGAATAATTAGCCAGAATGGCAATGTTGATTTGCCTTATGAGAAATTTGTGTTTGGAATAACAAAAGATAACAAAATTGCTTGTTGCAGAGAATGCGTAGCACCGCCATATGAAATCTATAATGGAATTATTGCAGAGTATTCAAGCAAAGAAAAGGCTCTAAAGGCTATGGAAATGTTGAGAGAGCAGTATGAACGGCTTGAAGTTTTCAAAGTCTTAGCAAGTGGGGCTACAGAACATATGGAAAAATCATTAACTTATGAAGAATTGGTTAAATATAACCAATTATATCGTGAAATGAATGTTTTCCAGTTCCTGAAAGATAATGAGGTGGAAGTATGAAATTAACTTGCTTAGGCTCATCATCAGCCGGAAATTGCTATCTGCTAACTTCCAACAGTGGAGAAACACTTATCCTTGACTGTGGAATACCGATTAAGGAAATCAAGAAAGGCTTGAATTGGAATGTCAAAGGTGTTGTGGGTGCGATATGTACCCATAAACACCTTGACCACAGCAAGTCGGTAAAAGATTTTGAAGCTATGGGAATACGAATATCCACTCCATATATACAATACGCACAACACGAGGGCATACATCGTTACCACACGATACCATTTGGCAGTTTTAAAGCTAAGGCGTTTGACCTAACAACAGTAGATGGCAAGTGGACACATACTAACGCAGATGGAACGGAATGCCCTTGTTACGGATTTCTGATAACGCATAAGGAAATGGGTAAATTGCTTTATATAACCGACACAGAGCTGATTAAGTGGCGTTTCAAAGACATAAACCACATTCTCTTAGGTGTGAACTATGACAAGGATTTAGTTGATACCGACAATCCGAAGGCTGATCACGTTTTCAGAGGTCATTTATCCATTGACACAGCTTGCGATTTTGTTAAGGCTAACGATTCAGACAGCCTACAGAATGTCATAATGTGCCATTTATCAAGTGAAAATGCTGATAAGGATAGTTTTATTGCCAAGATGAAAAATGCCGTAAATGGGGCGAATGTAGATATTGCAGAACAGGGTAAGAGTTGGATTTTAAGGAAAGGAGATGAATGCCCGTTTTGAGAATAGAAAAGCTAATTGAATTTCTAAAGGCACATTTTGAAAGTGGAATACAAATGTTTGATACACCGTCAATTATGCCAGATTTCCGAATGCCTATTTATGATAAGGATGACATACTTGTATTGTTTGCACCTGAATATGAATATATCGAGATATACGGCATTTCTGATAAGGAGTTTAAACGAGTTATGAAAGAGGCAGGCGGTTATTAAAATGTGTGTCCGTTTTAGAAAGGAGATTATATGAGTTATAGTAGCTTATATGGAATTAAAGCTGATTATACAGGCGAAATACTTTGTGAGTATGAAAATTCTTGGTGGTTTAGTCCTGTTGTATGGGGAGTGCTTTCGGACAAGACACTCCCTAAAGTTATGGGATATATTCAAAGTGTTACTGGAATGCACGGTGTAGATGTTTGGAAGAAAATAAATACAAAAATGAACAATTCCACAAATACATCAGACCGAATTTGCTGGGAATTAAGCAATCAGCAGATTTTCTTTACAAAAGACAAAGATTGTATTGCTTACAATATCCGCAAATTTGTTGAGCAGAATAAGGACTATGATAAATCTGATGAAGATAATTTATCAGTGTTAGAAAGAGAACATATTATTGAAAGTTTTAACGAAATTGCAGATGACATATTCGCTTTAGACGAGAAAGAATATCCTTATTTTGTTTTTAAGAATACTTCTGTTGATGATAATGTGGAATCTTGGTTCAGTGTTTACGATGAAGAAACAGATGATTATGTTGATAAATCAATAAAAGATTGGGATAAGTTCTTAGCGGAATTTGTAATCATTGAAAATGAACAAATCAAGAATTTCATTTCAAATAGAGACTTTCAATATTAAATTTCGAGGTACAGCGAACAATTAAGGAAATTATTACCCTGTGTGGTAGAAAGGAGCAGTAATGGAGAGATTAACAAAGACTTACTCAGATGGAACACACGGAGCTTCTGATAGCTTACCTTGCGGAGAAAACAGTTACGATTATAAGAATTTGCTGATAGAAAGATTAGGCAAATATGAGGACTTAGAGGAACAGGGCAGGCTTCTGAAACTGCCTTGTAAGGTAGGAGATACAGTTTACGTAGATAACACAATACTCCCAATAGAGGATATGGAGTGTTACGAGGACATTGATAATAAGATTCCATTATATTTTCCGGCACGAGTTGTTTCATTCCGCTTTGCAAAAAGAAAC